AATTCATCGCATATTTTTTTCCATATTTCATCTTGTTCAATCTTTTTCTGCTCCTTCAACATGGGAAAATGTTCCAAGTATTTGGTTTCACCAAGAAGCTCGCATAGTTTATATAAGGTGTAGTAGTAATTTAAGAAATTGACCCGATCCGTGGGGCAAAATTTCGCATACGGAACCTGAATATCAATGAATAAATTACATAATGTTTCCTCGAGTTGAGGTCTCATAATAGGCGGTTTAATACCCAGTTTATCCTTGATGAATGTAATGTGTTCATAATACTTATTATACCCCAGTTTTTTTAAGATTTCCTTGGTTTTCTTATTTGTTAAAGACGATAATTCAATTCGCTCTTTCTTGATTTGTTGCTTTATATTTTCAATAATTTCCAATGGAATGTCTGTCGTTTCTTTGGCTTGAAATTGAGCGAGAATCTCCTTAAAGTGATTGATTCGCCGATAGGCATAAAACGATATTTCTTTAGGCGGTTCTTTATAGGTCGGTTTGTCATTGTGTATTAAGTATTTCATAAATACATGACAGTGGTTGCATATCATGATACCATCACTAACCGATTGTATCATTTCCCCTTTATTGCATTTTGTACACATGTGATGATTTTCATCGATGTTTAAATATTCCCTACTGTACAAATCAAAATTATTTTTGCGCATGTACGTTTCAATGCATTGTTTGTATTCACTTTGATTAAATTGTTCATTGCTTCGATTTTTATCAAAAAAACGATGAATCAGTGTTTTGGGGTTGTTGTTATGTTCAATGTTCTTTTTGATTTCAAAATAATGAAAAAGATCATTATAATTTTCCAAAAAATAAGAATTGATTTTTTCTTCTTGTTTTTTTTGCTTTTGTTTCAATCTTTTTATTTTAAGGACACATTGATGTTGTTTCTCTTCTGTTTCACATTCATGGAGTTTTTCCTCGTATTCGCGTATCTTTTCCTGGCATTTTTCAATAATACCCGCTTCTTTGTGATGAAAACGATCCATGGTATTGGAAAATAATTGATCCACGGTATGTTTTTCTTGTTGCATATAATTCTTTTTATGTACTATTTTTATATTTTTAATCCCACTTATTAATAATGAATATAGATGTATCACCCAAGGAATGGAGCAAAATGAAGTTTATTATAAACGCAATAGAAGATGGATGGCACGTTAAAAAGAAGAATGGTGTGTATATATTTTCAAAGCATAAAGGTAAGGAAAAACAAGTTTATGAAGAAAAATATTTAGAAAGGTTTATACGAAAATATTTTAATATGAATTAATTTAGGATTTTGATTTTTTTTTTCTTTTAGTAGATTATAAACAACCAACAATGGGAGGAGGTCTCATGCAACTCGTCGCTTACGGCGCCCAAGATGTCTATCTTACGGGCAACCCACAAATCACTTTCTGGAAGGTGACTTACCGTCGCCACACGAACTTCGCCATGGAATCCATTGAGCAAACTTTCAACGGTCAAGCCGATTTCGGCCGCCGGGTAACATGCACGGTCTCCCGCAACGGTGATCTTGCTTATCGCACCTACCTTCAAGTCACTCTTCCTGAAATTGGCACCACTCTTAACACTGACGATGGTGAAGTGTACGCTCGCTGGCTCGATTTCCCTGGCCACCAACTCATTGAGAACGTGGAAGTTGAGATCGGAGGCCAACGCATTGAGAAGCAATACGGCGACTGGATGCACATCTGGTGCCAACTCACCATGGACAAGAACCAAGAGGCGGGCTACTACAAGATGATTGGCAACACCACCCAACTGACCTTCGTCACGGATCCTTCGTACGCTGACGTGGATGGTCCTTGCGACTCCAACGCTCCTCGCCAAGTGTGCGCTCCTCGCAACGCCCTCCCGGAAACGACCCTTTACGTGCCCCTTCAATTCTGGTTCTGCTGCAACCCGGGCCTTGCTCTCCCTCTTATTGCCCTTCAATACCACGAAGTCAAGATCAACCTTGACCTTCGCGCCATTGATGAGTGCCTCTGGGCCGTCAAGACCCTCACGGACACCACGGATTCGGAACAAAAGGTGTCGGCCGCCTACTCGCAATCGCTTGTGTCGGCTTCGCTTTACGTGGACTACATCTACCTCGACACCGACGAGCGCCGTCGTATGGCCCAAAACCCCCACGAGTACCTCATTGAGCAACTCCAATACACGGGCGCGGAATCCGTTGGTTCGTCGGCGAACAAGGTCCGCCTCAACTTCAACCACCCGTGCAAGGAGCTCGTGTGGGTGGTCCAACCTGACTGCCACGTCGACTACTGCTCGTCCACCATCGGCGGCAACACCCTCTACAGTGCCCTCGGCGCCCAACCTTTCAACTACACCGACGCCACGGATGCGCTCCCTAACTCCATCAAGGCGTTCGGCTCGGAAGGCTCGGTGGACGGCACCACTTCGTTCATCGGCTCGGATGGCCTCTTCGAAACCTCCAATGCTGCGGATGTCACGGCGGCGGACGGAACCAACAGCTCCTCGGCGGGTGTGTCGGATGCTGGCACCTTCGTGCTCGCGGAGACCTCCCTCGACATGCACTGCTGGGGCGAGAACCCGGTGGTCACTGCCAAGCTCCAACTGAACGGCCAAGATCGCTTCTCGGAGCGTGAGGGCACCTACTTCGACCAAGTGCAACCTTGGCAACACCACTCCCGTGCTCCTGACACTGGCGTGAACGTCTACTCGTTCGCCCTCCGCCCAGAAGAGCACCAACCATCGGGCACATGCAACATGTCCCGCATCGACAACGCCACCCTCCAACTTGTGCTTTCCAACGCGACCGTTGAGGGCACCAACACGGCCAAGGTGCGCGTATACGCTCGCAACTACAATGTGCTCCGCATTATGTCGGGTATGGGTGGACTTGCCTATTCGAACTAAATAATTTTAACACCGTAATTCGTGTTATTTAATAAAAAAATTGATTAATATAATAGAATATTGTAGTATTTAAAGAGATACTACAATATTACGTATAATGAACAAATATAAACGCAACAACGAACAAGATTTGGAGTATTACACTCAGACACGACACCTAAATTATATTGTACTAGATACGATCGATGGACATATCAGTAAAAAAGGGTGTAATTATGGAAAAGAAAACATTAACCCCTATCATATTGTCATTGATGTAGATCAAGGGTGTGAACTTGTGGTGATGAAAATAACAGAAGATGTATACACAATACTAGATTTGTCGACCATAGATCATATTAAAAAAACAAACTCTTCATGGTTTTTATGTCAAAATGGATACATTGCGTCGAACTTTAACGATACTCAAATCTATCTTCATCAATATCTCATGAACCTATGGGGACAAGGCAAGGGAACCGTTTCCATTGATCATATCAATCGCGACAAATTAGACAACCGCCTTCAAAATTTGCGCTACGCGTCCAGCAGCTTGCAAAACTCAAACATGGACAAAAAGAATCGCCAATACAATGCGCAAGAATTGCCCCCTGGAATCACCCAAGATATGCTCCCCAAATACGTGTATTATTCCAAAGAAATCCTCCACAAAGGCACGGACAAAGAATATGCGCGGGATTATTTTAGAATAGAGAAGCACCCCAATCTCCGAGAGAAAAAATGCTTGTCTTCGTCTAAATCAACCAAATTGTCCATTGTTGACAAGCTGAATCAAGTGAAGGAGATGATCTATCAATTAGACAACCACAAGGACCCGCGCCACGAGACACGGGAACTACCCAAGTATTATAGTTTAAATACCTCCAAAGAAAAGCATTTCTTGGTATACGAACGAAGAGTCGAAGGCCAACGGCAAAACCTGAAAATGGTCCTTTCATCCGGATACGATTTGCAAAAGGAGCTGGTGAGAATACAAGAAAAAGTGCGTGCAAAATATCAGGATACAACGGAAAAATAATATGGATAATCATCATATGAACGATCATTATTACAAACTCATAGTCGAGTTCATCCCTCATGAAGAGCGAAGTATTTTAAACAAAAACACACGATACTTGATGGGATATAAAAAGAGAAAGAAATATTTGTCTTTTTATATGAATTTATGTCTACATAGTGGAAGTACATGTTTTCGGTATTGTGTATGTCGGGTGTTGAACGAAGAAGATGTGAAATTATATTATACAATATTTACCGCCTCGCAGCCGCAGCACGAAATGTAGTGCGACCATCTTCTAGTTGTTTTTAAAATAACACACCATAACTCTCATTTATTTCAGCTTCTTCTTGGGGCGGAGTTGGTTTGTGTGGCCGCAGCTCTTCTTGCGACAGTTCTTGGCGCGCGGGGGCAGGCGGGCGTAGCACTTTCGGCATACAATTTTCTCACAGTTCATCTTCTTGGCAAGGGCGGCCAGCGTCGGATCGTACACGCCGCCTCGCAATCGCAGCACCAAATGCAGCGTGCTCTCTTTCTGGATGTTATAGTCACTTAAAGTGCGACCATCTTCCAGTTGTTTTCCAGCAAAAATCAAACGTTGTTGGTCGGGGGGGATACCCTCCTTATCTTGAATCTTCTGCTTCACATTCTCAATGGTGTCGCCTGGCTCCACGTCAAGTGTAATCGTCTTTCCAGTGAGGGTTTTCACAAAAATTTGCATTATTGTATATATATATGAGATTTATTTAATACCTACTTTTTTATTGTTTTGTGTAAATAGTATCCCACACAACCACC